CTCCATTCGCCGTTATAGTGCTTGAACTAAATGTGAGATCTGAGAAGTCACACAACGCTGTCGTTCCAGAAGTCGTTGGAGTTACTGAAGTCAGGTTTGAACCCCCACTTGAGTATCCTGTACCACTGACTTCGTTAGTTGTAGCAAACGCTGTGGTGCTTGCACCCAATGATGCACTGCTCGTAAACAATGCGAGTTTAAACGTGTTGCCCGTGGTAGCAGTAAAGTTGTGTGTGCCAACAAGTATTTCCTGCTTAAACGAGGTACACATAGCTGTAGATATAGCCATTATAGTCTCCTTAAAATATTAGCCATCTCTTGTTGGCCTTGTTTCTCTAGTTCCGCGATCAGAGTGGTTCTATCACTCTTGATTGCTTCCTTCATGTAGTAGGATATTTGTTGCAACACAGCTTCTCTGAAAGCCTCTGCCTGCTGTGCGATCAAGGGGTGGCAGTTACCACCAATACTAACAATTCTTTTCGTAGCTTGCTCTGCCCAAAAATCTGGGTCATGACCTATGTTCTGCGTGGTAGTCACACCTACCGTGCCGACTTCTATATCTGATACGTTAGATAACACGTTATGTCACCGCCTGTGTATATTGACCTTGCCTGTATGTGTCGCCACGTAACTTACCGTCACCCATGTTCTTCAACAAAGTAATCGACTGTAGATACATCTGCTGATACATCTGCACAAGATCAGGTTCGCCTTTCATAAACCGTATGGCTTCTACCAAAGAACCATTTAACAACGCAGAATCAAAGTTCTCACCCAACCACGGCAGTGTGCTTGCTGTGACAATAGACTCAGGGTAGTAGCCGTAATGCAACTCAGCAGTTAAGTCTGCGCTAGGGGTGGGGCCAAGTATAAACGTGCCATCATTAAAATTAGCATAGTGTTTGGGTGTGCCTGTAGATGTAGGCGTGGGGTACGCTTCCCTAATAAAATTAACATCTTTATCGAGTAAGAAGTCATACGACCCATCAGAATTGACTATGGCTAGACTATACACATACAAAAAGTCAGATGGCACGGCTAGATATTTGTTACCGCTGGTAACAGAACCAGTTACGTTTTTACGGAGCGCAGGAAGTTGAACCGTGTTATATATGGTCTGCTCTGCCTGCTTTGTAAACAATGCAAGCTGGTCGCTTGTAAACGTAGTCTCACAAATATCTTGTATATTTGCGGTCAGTTCTGAGTAGGTCATACTCATAAATTATGCCATCGGCCCTCTTGCCATCGTTCCTTTGGTAGCTGCACCCGTACCACGAATCTTGATTCCTGTGGTCTTAACGCCTTTCATATCTGTTTGTGGCGCACCTTTTACAGGCTTTATCGTGCTCATCTTCTTCATAATATCACCTACGTTGTCGTTACTGTCACCGTACCTACTTCTCCAGTAGCTACTAAATCATTAGGAGTAAGATCAAAAGGATCTCTACCTACACCAACCGGGTTGAACCCATACTGTATCTGTCTGCTACTGTTCACCCCCGCATCTCCTAGACTTCTATCCGGTCTCGGATCACGTATAGCCTGTGGATCGTCCACAGGAAACTCACCCAACTTTAACTGAGGATGATCAGGACTCCAACACTCAGGGCAAGCTTTTAAGTTTGTACTCCTGCCTTTTCGTATTATCTCTTTGAGTTCACGTAACTTGTAACGAAAACCACATATGTCGCACATGGCGACAGCGATTTTGTTTGACGCAAACCTCCTAGACATAACTTATTCTGGGTACAAACTTAGCAGGTGCTTTTACCCTGTCCTCTTCAGCAGCTAGTTTAAACTGTTCTTCGTATACTTCTTTTAGTAGCGGTATACGGGGGGCAAGATCTGGATCTTTCATAGCTATGTAGTACGCCAGACCCGCAACAAGACATGGTAAGAAACGAAAGTTTACGTCTGCGGTTTCTACGCCACTACCAGCATCCTGTATTCTACGCATACGATAGTACTTAAATACATACTCACTGTTCTTATCTGGCACAGGCCACACGTTTATTTTGGGGTTAGCTACAAGTCTTTCTATGTAGACCTGTATCGGCCTACCCTCTGTTAACTTATTAGGTATGGATGCGTAGGTGCTAACACTAATACGGTTTATTGTTAAATCTTGCTGAGTATATTCATCACCACTGTTTGTGCGTATAACCTGTTCTAACAAATCAATCGTGTCGGCTGGCAGATCGTATTGTGATGTGCCTTTTACAAGCGTTACCGTGCCTTCATCAATAGTCCACAGATTAATACCACGGTTCTGCCATTCGATTGTAAGTAGGTTCATAGACCTTCGGGCTGTGCGAAGATCATACCCAGAACGCATTTCTCGACCAGCACGTTCCCACGCTTCTTCAGCGATCTCCGTGAAGTCCATATCAAATGCGGTTGTTCCAGAGGTAGCCATTTACTTCTTCTTAGCTGTAGTTTTCTTTTTAGCCGGAGCTTTCTTTTTTACAACAGGCTCTTCTACCCACGCTTCGTTCTCTGGGGTATCAGGATCATCAGCTATAAACTGGCCCTCATCAGTTCTTGCACGGGTGCGCTTAGTCTCTGTTGCGGGCTGTAACTCAGCTAATGCTGCGTTTGCTTCTTCTTCACTCATCAAATTAGCATTTACGATATCGTAAGTACCGTCCTCTTTTTTACTACCAACTTGAAAGACGGGCCTTCCGTCTGAAAAGTTTCCGTTTTGGAATACTTCTAAATCAGCCATTTTTACTACCTCTCACATATAAAGTTTTCTTACGCCTTCCTTCACTAACTTTGCCGCAGCCTTTATGATTCTCACGAATAGGACCGCCTTCCATCTTTCTAACAATACCTCTACCTCTTGCAGAAGCTGGAGATGTGCGTACTTTTGCTTTCTTTGTATTTGCTACAACAGTCTTACCTTTTGCCCCCGCTTTCTTTTTCTTCTTAGCAGTAGTAGCTCTTTCTTTTTGGCTCAGAGACTGTGCTTTTGCTTTCGGTAAACAACGATCTGGATTCTTTTTATCTTTCGATGTACCGCACGGACCTTTTATCTTGCCGTCTGTGCCAATACGAACCCATTGTTGATCGCGCCACTGCTTTAACTGTCCCATCAGCTAACCTTCCTAGCTCTACGTATGGCTTCTTTACCACGCTTGGCTATACCTGCTTGCGTATGTTTACCCGCTGCTTTTGCTCTCTGTTCTAACACTGTCAGTATCTGTATCTTTCTAGCAAAAGGCTTTCTTATCTTCTTAACTCTAGCCACCGTATCACGGGCATCTTGGGCAGTCGCATACTTTATAGGCACAGTATCTTTAGGATTTTCGTCCGTATACAACCTTCTACCACTGCCCTTTGGCTTCTTACCTGTCCCTACTTTAGGATCTTTAGCCATTACCTTCTAACTCGTTTACGACCTCTAGCAGACGCTGGAGAAGTCGGCTTCTTCTTTTTGCTACCCTTAGCATAGTTAGGATCTTTGCAGTACTTAGAAGCTGCCATGTTCGCATATGCAGAAGGGTAGGTGTCGAAGGTTCGTTTAGCCCACGCCTTCCCTTTCGGGCAGATCTTTCCACCCGACTTAACCTTACCGCCTGACTTATAGTACCTTCTCATTACCTATGCTTAACTGGACGTACACCCTTACGAGCTATTCCAGCACCTCTGACTTTCTTTTTACCACCTGCGGCGTACCCTTTTGTTACTTTTTTACCGCCTTCAGCATACCCTCTCTTCATGCCGCCAGCTTGCATATAGCCCATTTGGTTACGCACTTTCTTTGGTAGCTTTGGAAGACCTTTATTACCTTCTGGTGCGGGCTTAAGACCACCAGCCTTCATGCCGGGTGGCATTTTCTTCTTACCACCCATAGCACCGCCTTTGGTGGACATTTTGGATTTCATGCCCCCGCCCATCATACCGGGTGGCATTTTCTTCTTACCACCCATAGCACCGCCTTTAGTACCCATTTTAGATTTCATACCGCCTCCTGCGAATTTACGTTCTTTCATAGGTCTAGCAGACCCTGTGCGTCTAGGTCTGGTTGGATCACCGCCCATACCTTTCCTAAAATCAGAGGGTTTCGGTCTTCTACCTAACTTGTCAAACATATTAAGATAAGCACGCAACCCTTTAGGTCCAGTGGTTAATCCAGCAGCCTTCAACTGTTCGCGGGTAACATTTGCAAGCGTTCTCTTACCCATTGGTCCTTCTTTAGTAACATTTCTGCTACCTTTACCCGTAACTTTTGGACGTTTTGTAACAGGAGTGCTTTTAGCCTTTGGAGTAGTCTTTGCGTCCACTTTAGGCTTGGTAGGCTTCATATCCACCTTCGGCTTGTCTATAGCGGGTTTGCTCTTCTTTAAGAGACTTTTAGTTGCTTTAGGTGGTCCTTTAGGGTCCATCTCTTTAGCCACATTTCTTGGAAGCGATCTTGCTTTTCTACGCTCTGGTCGCTGCCCTCTGTTTTTCTTCGTTACCACAGGCCGATCACCCGTATCCCTACGAGGTATTTCACTTCCGGGCTTTCTTTTGTTCATGGCTTCAGCCACATTACGAGACCGGATTTTTTTATTTTCCGCTTCAGCCCTACGCCGTTGACCGGGTAGCATAGTATCTACGTTAAACGGTCCCACCCTTTTTCTTGGAGGTATATCTATTTCTTTCTCAGCCATAACTTACTCCGCGTATAAGTTGTTAAATATCTGATTAACGTCCAACGTATAATCAAGATCTGATTTACTATAGTGAACGTGCTGTGACGGCTTAAAGTCTGGCGCACCTTCCCCCGTTTCAAACCATGCCGGATGTGTAACTCTTACCCTGTTGTTAGGTAATGCCACTATATTTCCGGTCCAAGGTCCAGCATCCAAAAGCTCCATGACATGACTTTGCTTATGTTGTGCTGGATCATCTGCAATCTCTGAATCTGTATAGTCCACAGTAAACATATACTTTGCTGGATAGAAGTCACCATCTATCTTAGCTAACCAAGGACAAGGGACAGCACGATCAAGAACATACACCCCGTGATCCCTCGAACTACAGTCCCAAGGTTGAGCGGCCCAGACATCCATAGGTTCAGGCCACTCCTCAAAAGGCGTGTCACCGACCAGTGCCGTGATCGGCATTCTGGCCCACATTGCTCCCCCATGAACATTCGGTTCGCTTTCATCGTCGTATGTTTCTGCTCCTGTAAAAATCACTTGAAAACTCAAACACCTGCAAGGGATTGTTGTAACCGCAACCGCCATTGCGTGCAAAAACTCACCATGATACTTCTCATGATTATGCGTGTACTCTCTTCGCACCCAGCACTTGAAGTGCGGGATGTTGCTTTGTAAGTATGCCATTTAGCATCTCCATCTTTTTCGCGC